CCCATGATAAAACCTTAAGATGTTTAGCGTTACTCATTAATTCTTTTGGCATTTCATCGGAATCGTCGCCTCTGTTTTCATAAAGCCACAATAGAACCCTTTTAAGGTCGTATAACAGGCTCTTATCTGTGTTCCCGGTAACCGAATATGTTATTTCGTAAGTGCCTTTGTATTTCGGGATAAAATGCCCTGCAACGATTTGGTATTCATCTGCATCCAATGTTTCCCAATCATTTGTGCCATCCGTTTCCTGACCTTCCAAAAACTTAACCGTATCAATTTCATCTAATGGCCCGTAAGGGAGTTTAAATTTGCCGTCTAAGGTAGCCGTTAAGGTTATATCAGCATCGGTCAAAGTTAAGCCCGTAAAACGCTCTATTTTCTGTCTGGCAACGGTTATAAGGTCGGTAATAATAGCGTCGTCATCCTCCGAGGTTACCCGGATGAAATCTTTTGCCTGTTGTAAGGTTACAGGTTCGCTCCCGTCTGCTATATTGATTTGCAAAACTTCGTTCATAATTACCAAAGGTAAAACGAATTAGAAAGGGGAGTAAAGTGTATGTCAACTAAAAGAAAACCCCCACCGTAGAAACGGCAGGGGAAACCATGTTCAAATTATGCGATAACAAAGTTAATCAATTCATCCCATTTGGGAACTAATTCTTTTGCTCTTTTTTTTGCGGCTTTACTCCATTTGTCGTAGTACTTTTCATCGGACATTAACTTATCAACCTCAGCAGCCATTTTAGCCGTGTCCTTTCTATCAATGAAAATACCCCCGTTTGCTACATTCTCCTTTAACCCGTGCGTTGGGTGGCAAATAACAGGAATGCCGTTGAACATCGCTTCAGTTGAAACCATACCCCAACTTTCATAGTGTGACGGCTGCATCATAATAGCTACGTCCTTTAAGTAAACCCTAATATCAGATACATTTGGAACGGTGGTCACATTCGGCAAGTCTGATAGTATTTGGCTTTCGTAACTCCCTTTAATAGCTAAAAAGTTGTATTGTGGTAATTTCTTTGCAACGGAATAAAAGAACCTTGCACCCTTATTTTCGTTAAGGTTAACCATTGCAATAAACTTCTTTTTTCTTTCAGGTACGATAATATTTTCATCTACAGGAGGTGGGAACACAATCGAAGGTTGTTTGTAGTTAAGTTTCGCTTTGCACCACTCAGAGTTATAGATCACTTTCAAATCACACGGGCAATCAATTACCGACGGATACGGCGTATCGTTATGGACAACGTGTATCATTTTCTTTCCGTACTTAGCGCATTGAAAAGATGTCCATTTGTTATAATCGAGGTGTGAAATAACAACGTCCGCCCACCTGAATAGGTTATCAATAATCATAGGATCAGGCGGGAACACCGTTACGCCTTCATGTTCATACATATTGTTAATCTTGTGCTTGTTAGCATCGTTCAATAACACTTTAACCGTATGCCCTCTTTTCACAAGTTCCCGGTTAATATTTCGTGCCATTGATTCAGCACCGGCCCCGTGTCTGGGATAATATAAGTGAATGGACCAAAGGATATTCATAGTTCCTATTTTTTGCCTAATGATTTAATAGCTTCAACAACTTCTTCAAATTTTTGATTAATAAGAACTGAACTGCCATTAAATAATAACTTTGTTTGTTCACCCCCGCTGATGGGTTTAACGGCTGAAACCAATTCAAGGTTTACAAAAATTGTTTCGTTCCATTGGTCTTTTACTTCAATAAATTTCATAACAACTTATTTTGAGTTTCTAATAATTGATAAAAAGCATTTTGCTTCCATAAGTCCGAATAACTTTCCCGTTGGACGCAAATAAACGGTTTACAAATGTACGCCTTTAATTCGGGTTGAATTTGATTCTTTAAAAAATCGTCGTAAACAAACGGTCCGTAAGGATCAAACCGTTCTGTAATGTATTTAGCCGCCTTTGGTGTGTATGCTACGGCGTGAGTGGTCCAAGTATGTAAACAACGCCACCAATGCCCGGAAACGTGCTGTAATGACTCTAAAACATTACCGCCGAAATAAAGTATATCCCAGTCGTCGGGAGCAGTAGATAAAACCTCATTAAATCTATGGCTTACAAATAACACATCATCCTCAAATACCAATGTGTTTTCAGTTATGCCTTCAAGTATTGCCTTTTGTGAAAGGTTGAAAGATGTTAACGGATTTTCGTGTTCAATAGCACTAAATCGTTCCACTTGCAAACCCTGTAAAAAGAACTCATTGTTCGCATGATACCAACGGTCTTTTCTGTGGTCTAAGTTTAGGCAGATTGCTTTCATAATACAAAAATAAAAAAACCCCTCAAATCGAGGGGCTTTTATTTTGATCTTTATTCTTAGCTTCCAATGTCGCCGTAAACAGCAGCAGTAGGCTGAAAAGATAAAAGTTCGATTCTCGCTTCTGCACGATAAGTAACCAAGTTTTTCACAAAGTCATCTTGATCGGTTTCAGTTGAACGAACCTGTAAGCCAGACGCTTGAGCGATTGCAAAAGCATCGGTATTCATAGCGTAGAACTTACCGCTTGTAACTTGACTGTGAGCAACAACAGGAATACCAGCCAAACGAACAGAACCGTCGGGCGCAATGATTGTACCACCTGGAACTGAGTAATCAGAAGGCTTAGTTTTCAGCAAACGCGCCCATGATGCGTGAGTGGTCAAAATCAAGTTTGCGTTACCTAATCCGAGTGCAGCGTGTTGTGCAATTGCGTCGATCATTTTGGTAGCGTTAACGGTTTCAGAAGTACTCAAAGCAGTAGAACCAGATGCGATTGAGTTTAAGAAACGAATGTTTACCGCTTTGTTCCAATCTTCGATAAGTGACTGTGAAAGGTACGCTTGAAGGAAAGGAAGGTCCTGCAACATTTGACGGCTAACTTTTGCGTAACCAGCAATGAACGGAACTGATACGTTAACCTGTGTTACATCGTAATCAACCTGTACTTTTGCGTTACCTTCAGTTTGCGCTCCGAATGATCCTTCGCCTACGCCTGTGGTAGCACGTGGGAAAGTTACGTTACCTGTTGCAGTAGGGATAATGCGGAACAACTCATACAAACGAGGGTTTGACTGAATCGGGCGCATGTTTGAGTTTGGAACATAACTGATTTGGCTTGTTCCTGTCAGGTTGTTGCCAAGTGTCATTACACCTGCATCCTTAGACTGGAAAGGGGTTTCACTTTTGATCTTATCGAAGTTTTCAGAAATGATGCCTTTCAGTTGTTCAACCATCAAATCTTGACGGCTCATGTCCTTACGGGCAGAATCTTCAATGTTTGACTTCAAACGGTTACCTTCAGCAAGAACTTTGTTCACTTTTTCAGAAAGTTCGCCGAGGGTTTCACCTTTCTTTTTTGCATCTTCATTAAGCTGGTTAACGTGTGCTTCAACTTTGGCGTTTACCTCGCCAATTTCCTTTTTGATGCTATCCACTAAGGGATTCAAAGCATCTGTAAATTCATTTGCCATTTAGAGTTTAAATTTAAGAGTTTGTAATAATATTGCTTGTTTCAGTTCTTCGCTCGGCTCGACTGTCTTTTCAACGGGTTGAGTGAGTATATTAAAAAGTTGACTGATTCTTTCTTGAACTTGTTTAAAACGAATTTCGATTAACTCAAAACTTTCATCTGTAAATCGTCCGTCACGGATTGACTTAGACAAAAGTGACAGTTCGTTGTTTAATTTGTTTAATTCGTTCTGTTTTTCCTCAAGTGATTTGCCGACCTCAATGGTAGGCGTGTTTGGATTTGCGCCCCACAATACCGCCGAACCTTCAAAAAGCACAAGCTCTTTGATTAAGTTGTAATCCTTCGCTGCTTCCTGCTTTACAGTTCTATATCCGATTGAATGTCGGTTAATATGCCCGGATTTGTAAAACTCCAAAACATCATTACCCCAAGTGGTATTCGGAATGTCGGTAATACCAACTAAATCGTTACCCTCCAAATTCAATTCAGTAAACTTTCCAATTGCGGATTTTAAAGACGGGTTGTGATCGGTTAAATGCCAAATAAGGTTTGCCCCTTTTGGACCTCTTTCAGATAAGGTTTTTGTATAGGCTCCTGAATCAATTACATCGTTCTCAAAGTCCTTACTTCCCGTTTGTGAAATAACTACCTTAACCCTACGGGAAACGCTATCAACGTCCTTAACCGAATCGGATATGTTTTTAACTTGGTAAAACATGAATCAAAAATGAAATTTAATTTTGATTTGATTGTGTATTTATGTCAACTACTTAAAACAAATTCAGGCTTCCTTATCAAACGCCCGTTCTTGTCTCTTTTATTCGTTACGGCATAAGTACACCGACATTGAATAACATCTTTCGCTTGCGCCTGTGGGTCGTGTGGATGTTCCAATTCAGCACCGCTGCGAGGGTCCACAAACTTAGCGTTAAAATCAACCGTTTGCCCGTCCATGTAATAGTGATCAGGGTTCTTCTTTGCAAAGTCCTGTGGTGTACGGTCATTCATAGGATTACCCCTTGTCCTGTTATCTCTTGCCGAAATCCACATCTTTTCTTTTAGGAATGGTGACCTATCAGCACCAACGTAAGTCCCGGCATGAATAGCTTTGCCCGTTTCGGTCCTTGCAATCATTTCAGCACGGTTTGCCGTAATAACGCCTAACCTTTCATCATTCAGAATATACCGTACCGTTTCATCAACTCCCCAACCTTCGTTAATGGATTTGTCAAGAATGGAATTAAATAGTTTCTGATTAGTTTTGACTATTGCAAAAGTCCCGTTATTATAAAAGTTTTGTCCTAAATACTCTAAGATAATTCTGAACCATTCTTCATTACTACCCATTAATAATTTTTCACGCCGTAGAGTATCGTAATTGGTTTTCGCATACGATACCGCAACCTCTTTGTAAAGGGCTTGTAATACTGAAAAAATAGAATCTGAAAAAATACGAGTATTCGCAAAGTTCCGACCATCCCCACGTTCTACGGCGTCCGCTAAAAGTCTTAATTCAATCTGTAAAGCCCTTTCAAACTTCGCTTTCCACTTGTTGATCAGTCGGACCGTTTGATTCCGTTGGCGTATCCAGTATTGTCTCCTTTGCCTTTGATTCATGGCATAACTGTATTATTTGTTTGGAAAGTTTAGAACGTTTCATTTTCATAAGGACAAATTTGTCAATACATTTTTTCTCTTTGTCGCCTTCAGGATACACCCTCTTTGCAATCATTTCGCTGTATTTCCTTAGTTCATGCTCCATCGTTGTAATGAGTAATAAAAAGCCATTGCAGGGTAGTTAACGATCATTTTATTACCCATGAAGGTTACGAAGTTAAAGCCCGTCCTGTCCCAAATCAGGTTCATTAGGAATGTTTAAATCTGTCAAAGGTGCATAGTTACCACTTATGAAATAGTTGTTATGATCCGGGTTTGTAGTTTCATCAAAGCCCATTAGTTTTCTGTATTCATTCAAAGTAATTGCGCCCCTGTCAAACATTGCTTGATAAGTTGCACCTAATTTGGTTAAGTCATTCTGCAACTCAGGAACGGAACTGAAATCAAACTCCAAATAATAGCCGCCTTTGAATGCCGGTATAAGCACACGGTTTAACTCATCTGCCAAACTCCGGCACATCGGCTGAATGGTGTTGACAATAAAACTCTTCATTGCCATTTCCTTATTCGCAAATGTGGTGTCCGATTGGAAAAGTTCATAAGGCACTCCAAACAAAGCGCAAAGCCGTTTTAATGTCAATTCTTGCGATCCTAACAGTTGCATGTCCACACCGCTTAACCCTAAGTCTAAATACCCCCATTCGCCTTGTAATGCAGCGACGGATGCCTTAACCTCTTTGTTGTTAACCTTTGTAAGCATCACGTAATCTAATTGGCTTCTTTGATCAGGTGTCAAATCGGTATAATCCTTATTGAAAAGTACACCCTTTGCACCTCCGTTTTGGAACATTGCAACGGCTGAATCCATCGAATCGTTATCCTGTTGTAACCTACGTGTGGCAGGAAGCAACGGAGACATTCCCCGTAAATGTGAACCCGTCGAAAGGTCAAAGTCAGGGTTGAAGGTTTTCCAATGGATAATATCTTCCTTTTGAATCGGAATTAATGCACCGTTTGCGTTCAATATCCAATACTTCACGCCGTACATATCCAACGGGTCCGGGACCGCCGTCATCAATTCAGGTGCGATGTAATACATTTCAATAGGTTCGCCACCTTCAATACCGCCCCTGTTTAACCAAATAAACGCTTCCCCTTTTAAGGCATAAAAAGAAAACACCCCTTCCCAAAATGAATCAGCCCCTTGCGACGGGTTCGGACGTTGTACTAATTTGTAAAGGCTTGAAGTATTATCTTCAGCCGCACTCTTTACGTTTCTGTCAGCCTTTTTATAAGATTCCAAAGGTATAGACGCTGCTTTCCTTCCAAGTGTCTTAATAATCGTGTAAATGGTATCACTTGTGACGTAAGCATCTGAGTTCTTATTCCAATTGAAATAAGTCGGAGCCGTACCAATCGAAAAGCCGGGGAAACTCATTGCCTTCCTTTGAATCTTTTGTACTCCCAATAATTTGTAAAGTAGGTTCATGTTAAAACGCCGTCCATGTCGGACTCTTTTTAGTTAATTTCGTAAACACACTATATCGTAAAGAATCGAGCAAATGGTCATTCTCTTTCACTGGAGCTTCATCACTTGCTATATTCCCGTCCCGATCCGTTTTCCACTTATAAGATTGTAATTCAGCTTTTAAATCCTTGCTATTGTCTGTAATAAACAACGGATAAGATTTTACCTTCATAATACCGCCCCACACGTCTTTTTCAGCTGGTTTGGCATTGAACCCCGCCCTTTTCAACTCCTCAATGCTTTTAGGTTCGGCTGAATCACAAAATATTTCATCGCTCCTTTGCAAATTTAAACTCTTTAATCTGTCACTTAGGTCGTTTATTGTCAACTTGGTTTGATATATCATTTGTTCCACGTATAAAGCCCCTTCGTAATACTCGACCTTAACCATTGCCGTTGGTGCCGTGTATCCGAAATCCAAACCGTAGAATACTTGACCTTTGCCCGGTAATTCGCTGCATATCTTCCATGCCGTGTAAATCAACTCTTTCGATGCACCTCTTTTACCAAGTCCGTACACATCCCACATGAAAGTATCAGGAAGGTCTTTGTAGCTTTCAATGTATTCAATCTGTTGCCGTGAAAGGTTGTGTATATTGTCTAAGTAAGTAGAATGGATCTTTTTATTTTTCGGGTTATCCGCTACGTCGTACACCCATGAGTTAAATTCTGCCGGGTTCCAATCCATGAATATTTTGCCCGTCGTACGCATGGCCAACTGATCGAACAAAACCTTGCTAATCAAATTGGCTTCATTCACAAAAAGTATATCCCTGCCTGGGCCCCTTGCTTTGCCTTCATCCTCAAGTCCAAAAAGTTCAATGTAACTGCCGTTGGGAAAGGTATAAACAAAATCGGTCCATTTCATCCAATCCTCATACCAATTGCCTGTATCCTCAAGTATTTGCTTAAGGTCACGAAATGCACCCCTTTTAATGTGTGGAAGTGAGTGTGAAACTATCGAAATCCGTAAATTGTCTGTATTAGTTGCAAGGCTAACAAGTATCTGAATAGTAGAGTAGCTTTTGCCTGATCGACTGCCGCCCTCGTTGCAGATTATAGGCCACCCCTCAAGATAGGCATCATGTGTGCGCCATATTACTTCACTCGGTTTTGCCATCCTTTGAAATGATAACAG